TATTGGTCAGCCAGACCGACCGTGCGATGCCTTGGGACAGCATCCGCGAATACATCTTGGTGATGTTCGCGGCGACGATGGTGTCCGCGGCCTGACCGGCTTCCTTGGCGACGCTGACAAGGGCGCCGGAGCTGAACCAGCCCAGTGGCTTGGCCACGCCGTCGCCGTACATGATGGTGTCATCCAAAAGCCAGCTGATTGCTTCCGCGGACTTCACCGTCAGCCGGCTTTCAAGACGCGGCGCATCCTCCATCAGCTCGTCGGTCGCGATCACGAAGCAGAACAGCTCTTCCAGCTTGACCGAACGGGGCTTGAGATTCTGCCGGGTCGGCGTCATCAGCTGCCCCTCATTGCGCCATCTCGCCTTGATCCCGGCGGCGCCCCAGGGCGTCGACTCATCGATCATGTCGTTCACGACATTCGAGTTGGTCGGCTCCGCATCAATCTCGCTCAGGAAATTATCCTGCGCATGCACCAGCTCCCAGATCCGGTCGCGGAACTCCGGAGGCACCATGTACCCATCGCGGCTGCCGCCCTCGCGATGGAAATTGGTCGGATCGGCCGCCTGCATTGCGTTGAGCCGCGGATCGATCGTGAAATTCGGCGCGCCGGCCGAGCCGCGCATGACGGCATGGCCGAATTCAGCCATCGAGACAAAACCGCAGCGGGCATCGAGCCGCGCGCGATCCTCACCGACCTGAACCTGGCCGAACGGCTGGACGGTCGAACCACCGCCGGAGGCGGCCGGCTGCATGGCGCGGCGGCGCTCGGCCAACTGCTCGGCGGCCGCAATCTGTCCGGCGAGCTCGGTCAGCTCGAGCTCGATCGCGGCAAAGCGGCTTTCCTCTTCCGCCGTCAGCAGCCGCGTCTCCTTTTCCGCCTTGTCAAGAATCGTGCGGCCTTCCGCCTTCAGATCATGCTCGCGCTGACGCAGTGCCTTCAAGCTCATGTGAATCTCCCTATGCTTAACGCCAGGCGCAAAAGCCTTTGCCTTCCCCGCCCGGCAGAGGCGAAGGCCGCTTGATCAAAGATTTTCAATGGTTGCTCGTTACGTGACGGCGAGACGGCGGCGAAGGGACTGAAGCGCAGGGGCGGGCTCCTCTGCCGCAACCGCCTTCGGCTTACTGCCGGCGCGGGCGATACGCCGGACGGTGTTGTCGAGGCTGTCGATGCGATCCACCATGCCAAGCCGCACAGCTTCGTCAGCCCCGACCATGCGCCCCTTGCCCCAGCCCTCGCGCACGGTATCGCGGGACACGCCCCGCCCCTTGGCAACGTCGCGCACGAACATGGCGTAGTAATCGTCGACGCGAGCCTGCATATGGCCCCGCGCCTCCTCGGTCAGCGGCAGCACCTCATGCTGCTCGCCCTTGAACTCCGGCACCCGCACCAGCGTCGGCTTGATGCCGCGCAGCTCGAGCATTTTGGAGATATCCTCATGATAGGACATCACCCCGATCGAACCGACCTGGCCGGACGGAGTCACAACGATCTCGTCCGCCGCAGATGCGATCCAGTAAGCGGCGCTGGCCGCCAGATGGTTGGCGACGAAAGCTACGGGCTTGGAGCCTTTCGCCTCGCGGATGGCCGCCCAGGCCTCCGCGATCCCTAGCGCATTGCCGCCCGGGCTGTCGCCATCGATGACAATGCCCGTCACCTGCGGGTCGGCAGCTAGCTGACGGAACGCGCGCGCGAAGCCCTCCGCCGAGACACCGCCGGGTGAGGACTGGTCCTCCACATCGTGGGCGCGGGGGCTGATGATCCCGTAGAGCGGCAGCACCGCCACGCCGCCATTCGCCTCTTGCTGACGCTCGGCAGCCTCCTGTTTCCGCCGCTCGATCCGCTCCCGCCGCTCCTCGGGCGTCTCATCGTCGTCCCAGGCGGCGACGCCGCCGGCGGCCTTGCCCACCAGAAAGGCGAGGATGGTGTAGCCCTTCACCTCTTCGATGGCCCAGACGCCGCTGGCGACATAACCCAGGATGCGTGCGTACCTCATTCCCGCTCCTCGCTCTCGATCATCCGCCGGCGCCCCAGCTCATAGGCCAGCGCCGGCACCACGCGTCCCATCAGCGCCGCCTGGGCCGCCTGCGCTCCGGCCGGAGCCATGTTCAGCGGCTGCAGGTAGACATCGCCGTTCGGCACCGGGTTCATGTTCTCCAGACGCCGTATGTCGTTGACGCTGAGCCAGCCCCAGTTCCGCCCGACCGCATAGCCCTCGTAACGCGTCTTCAGATCGCCGCGCAGCAGACCGGCCACATTGTGCTCGACGAAGTGGTCCGCCTGCAGGATCAGGTCGCGCTTGATCGCCTGCTCCCATGCCACCAGCGGCGCCAGCAGGGTGTCGGTCACGAATTCGAGGGCCTGCTGCTCGATGTTCGTGAATGTGGCGCGATCGAGAATTCCGATCTTGTGCGGCGGCATGCGCCAAAGGCGGCAGATCTGCAGCGCGACCTCCTTGTAGGTTTCGATGAACTGAGCCTTGTTGTTCTCGACCGGGATCGCCTGGACCTTGCCGCCCTGATCGAGCACCGCCGGCTTCCAGCGATTCTGCCGGCCGAATTGGTTGACCCACATGCGCCGGAACTCTGCTGCCTTCTCCCGGCTGTCGAATTTGCCCGGCATGCTGATGACCAGCCCCGGCGTGGCGTCGTTCTCGAAGAATCGCCGGGCGTAGTCCTCAAGCGCGAGCGCGCGCTGAAACACGCGGTAGCCGTCGCGCAGCAGCGAGCGCCCCATCAGACCGTCCGAAGTCAGCGGCGTCATCCGCACATGCAGCACCTCTTCGCGCAAGAGCCGCCTCGTGCGGCCATTCTCACGCACCTCATAGACGTAGCTGCCGCGCTGATCGCCTTTGATGATCGAGACCGCGAGCGGATCGATCCGCAGCAGCTCGCCGATCGGCCCGTTCACGCCCCGGATGATCTCGGCAAAGGCGTTGCGGTGCAGCGCGAGGTCCCACATCATCTGCGCCCGCAGCTCGAAGGCGGTGCTGTCGATGAGCGCGTTCGACCGGCTGCGCAGCAGGGCTGCGACCGGATGATCCTCAACACGCTCCTTGCTGCCATCCGACAGCCGGCGATAAACAAAAAGCGGCAACGCGCCGATGGTCTGCGCCAGCACCTGCAGGCAATCATAGACCTCCGGGATCTGCACCACGGTTTCCGCATTGACCGCCGTCGACAGATCCGGCGCGACCGGAGAGTTCCACCAGAAATCATCCGTAGGATCGCGGGGCTTGCCGCCGCCGGGCACCATCGCCATCAGTGCCGACCAGAGTTTCACAGCGTCACCAGCTCCTCATAGACCTCGATGATGTCTTCGGCGCGGGCCGACACCGGATTGCGGCTCATCAGTTCGACGGCGTTGAACGTGGCGATCAGCGGGTCGATCTTGGCCTTTCCGGCCGCTTGCTTGTCGATCTGCACCGCATTGCCCTTCTGCACCGCCTTGGCATTGCCGACGCACCAGGCCATCAGCGCCTGGCCGGCATGCCGGATGGTGCCGTCCTTCAGCTTGCGCTCGAGGCTCCAGGCGCGCCCAGAATGCCGCCAGCCCTGCGGCACGCCCGCCACCGTATCCCCCAGCTGGCGCGCCGCGAGCTCGTCGGCCGTGTCGGCGATACCCGACGGATCGACCCCGATGCCGTCCTTCTTTGGTAGCAGGCCTTCCCGCCACAACCGCTCGGCGATGTCCGCAACCCCAAGTACATCATCGAGCGGCTGCTGGCAGATGACGAGCTCGCCGGCCTTCTCGAAGTCCCGCAGCCGCTCCGCGATCTCCGGCCGCGCCGCGAGCACGTCGTTATGCGCCCAGGCCCGGTTCCAGAGCAGCCAGTGCCGCGTTTGCTTGCAACGGCCGAGGACCGCGACGCCGTAGAGATCGTCGAGCCCACCGCCGTCGATCCCGATCACGACGACATCGGACCGTTCGATCAGCCCATCGAGATCAAGCGTCCGGTCCGCAGCCTGCAGCCAGTAGTCCGCGCCGCGCCAGCGGTCGGAATGAAGCGCCAGGCCGATCTCGACATTGAGGTGCTGCGATGCCCAGCGGCGCTCCTCCGCCTCGCCCTTCTCGCGCGCGGCGGCATAATCCGCTCTGAGCCGGTCGATGGTGATCGAGCGCCCCAGATTCGGGAGCACCATCGGCCAGTTCTTCGGATCGCGCCACGGCCTCCCCGGATCGGTCTGCATCGCCTCCGGAAACTCGTAGAGCACCGGCAACATCCGCACCTCCTCGGTGATGCGGCCGTCGCGGACGCCGCGGGCATATTGCAGCTCCGCCTTGAACACCCCGGCCGGCGGCTCGTCGCTCTGCGTCGTGATGAAGATCAAGAGGCTTTCCAGATTAGGCATCAGCCCGCCTCGGATCTGGCCGATGACGCGCGAGGCGTAGCTGAACGACGACATCACATGCAGCTCGTCCACCAGCACCACGACCGGCTTCGATCCGGTCATTACCCGCATGTCGAAAGTCTTGATCTTGATCGTCGCGCCCGTGCGCCGGTCCTTGATCTCCTTCACATGGTCGCGCAGATGAAATCGCTTCTGCAGATAACCCTCATCGTCGGCCAGGATCATGCCCTCTGCCTGCTTGTAGGCCAGATCCGCAACATCTTGCGTCGGCCCGACGAGCAGGATCTCCGCGCGCGGGCGCTGGTTCACCAGCGCGGCCGTGATCGCGATCGCCGCACCCCCCGTGGTGTTATGCGTCGGGATCAGTGACCGCGTGACGAGATACTGGCGCGTCTCGCTCTGGACGCTGATGCACTGCACCGGCGTGCTCGGCACCGGCCAAACCGCTACGATCTGCCGGCTCAACGATCGTGGCCGGCAGGCTGGTCTGCTCCCTTGACGGACGGCCTTCCGAGGCATCGTAAAAACCGACACGCCCCCCTGGGGAAAAAAGCTGATCCCCCAAGCGGTTCGATAGGCCTTGTCACCAATCCGCGGCACCCAATGCGTGATCGTCGGCTTGTAGCCAAGCGAAGCTACCAGCTCGACGACATCGTCTCGAATTCGCGGACAAACCGTCGTATATTTGGCCTGCCCGCGGAACGAGATGTGACCATCGGTATCCATCAGCCCGCGCAGCAGCTCGAGGCGCTGGGCCTGCGATGCCCTCAAATAGCAAACCGGAATATGCTTGTTGCCGAGCAAGCCTAATTGCCGCACCGCAGTTCGAAAACGGTAGGGCAGCCTTGTCGCTGGAAAGACACCTTTCTCGACCAGCGCAATCGTCGACGAGCCCTTATCGGGATAACGCGCTCGAACATATGCCGGCTGCCCGGCACTCACTAGCCGCTCACACACCCCATCCACATCGGCGCAGCCCATGGTGACGATGCTTTCCTCGGATGCGCCGTTCCCAATCCAGACGCCGAGCGCGTAAGGCGGAATCGGTAGTTCAGCCTCTGGCAACTGCAGCGGCCCACACAACGCCGTCCTGTGGTTATTGATCTCATACAACCCGCTCGGCACCTTCAGCGTTGCCGCTATCTCGAACGTCGTCTTAGCGGAGGAAACAGGACGCTTTCTGTCGTCGAGCTTGCGGCTCTTCTGGCGCTCGCGATCTTTGTGAGCATCGGTAACCCAGAGGTGGCCCCCGTCGCAGACCACCGTCTCCCCTGTCGAAAACACAACCTCGTAGCAAGGACGCCCAAGCAGGATCGGACTCTTTTCGGTTACTCGGGTTGGCTCACCAGCGGCATCCAACACACGATCACCCACCTTGACATTGCCCATGGTGGTGAAGCCATTGGGCGTGGCAATCAGGGTGTCCAGGCAAACGGCTTTCGAATTCTTCTTCGGCACCAGAGTGAAGATTTCGGACACACGCCGCGCGCCGGCGGCCTCGTCAAGCGAGCCGAACGCGGCGCGAACGATATCGCGAAACCAGTCCCCCGCCGCCTCCGCCAGCCGGGGCTGGCCCGGCACGTCGGGTAGCCTGAGCTTATTGAAGATCGCGACGGCCCGCTCCGCCTGCCCCTGATCGATCGGCAGATCGGGCACCAGCGACCGCCCGGACTTCAAGCGCTCGACCCAGTCCGGACAGGCGAAAGACCAGCCGCTCACTGCAGCAGCGCGCTCCAGGCGGTGCCTTCATGCGCGGTCTGCGCTTCCTGATTGAGCAGCTCCTTCTTGCCGAGCTTCTCCGGCTTGGCGGCCTGGCCAGGCCCGAGGGCAGCGGCAGGTGAGCGCCGGCCGAACGCCATGTCGTTGCGCTCAACCAGGCGCACGAACTCACGGCCCGCGCCGGTATTGCCGCCCATGAACTGGCCCCAGAACGTCATCGCCGTCTTGGCCTCGAGCCGGTCGCGGGCGCAGTCGCGGAAACGCAGCTCGGAAGAATAATGCTTGCGCAGCGTTGGCGCGGTGATGTTGAGCGCATTGGCGATCCGTTCGTTGCCCCAGCCAAGCGCAAGCAACATGTTGACTTTGTTTCGATTTTCCAATGTCGGAATATGCTCCGGTCGCCCGCGCTTGCCCCGATTTTCCGGGACCGGATCGCCGAAGAGGTCGAAAATCTGGCCCATCAGAAAAAATCTCCGAATGTAAAAGCGCGCCGGTCTAGCCGTGGGGCCTTGGCCAGCGATTTATCCCCCCTCCCATGCGGTCAGCAGGGCCAACGCCGAGGCCTTGCCGCTTTCTCGAGGCGCTGCTTGTCGCTGTCATGGCACAGCTTGCACAACGTCTGGAACGGGCCTGCCCAAAACCTTTCGACATCGCCGCCATGCGGCTCAACGTGATCACAGACCAATTGCGAAGTGTTCACCTCAATGCGGCCGCAGAGGCGGCAGGTGAACAGGTCGCGCGTCAAGATCGTGAGGCGCAGCCGTTGCCAGCGCGCCGTCTTGTAGAGCCCACGGCAGGGATCATGCCGATCACGGCGGCGATCACTCTCGCGCTCGCCGTGCTGCACAGATGCATAGCTAATCCGTGGCGCAACGGTGCTCAGCTTAGAGCGGATCAGACGAATTTTGCCCATTGGAACAACAGAAAAGCCCCGATCGAACCCGACCGCGGCTTTGAAGGAGAGCTGTGCTAGGGAGAGAGGACGGTTTGATGGCCCGCGAGAAACAGTTCTCAAGCCATACCATTTGATTTGGCCTGTCTGAATCGAAAACCGTATCTTGTCAATAAGCGTGCAGCCAAGGCTCTCGCTCCACACCAATTCCTGAGATTTTCCAGCGCTCTAGCCGATCCTCGATCCAGGCATCACGATACGATGCGAAGAGAGCCCACCACCAGCAAGTATAAATATCCCGCGCTGCGCCGCGAATCATGCGGGCTTCGTCTTCGGCAACGCCTTCAAAAGTGATCCAGCAGCCGACATCATTGCCAGATCGGTTCCAGATGCGCTTGATGGCGCCACCCGCCTTGCGCATGGGAATGACACGAAGCGGCGGAATGCTCGGGTCCCACTCTGGCGGAAGGCCCTGTTCGGCGGTCTTGATGACCAGATCGCGCCGAGCTGGCGGCAAGCGCAGTACATGGGCATGAACGCGATGGGCATCCGGATGCGCCGTGGTGCCGGCGCCGTTGATGCAACCGCGCTCCCCCCAGAAGGCAACGCCTGGCAAGCCCCTGGAGCCGTCCGCCGCCGGCTCCAGCGCAAGCGCCCGATCCACCTCGTAGCGCACCATCTGGCGCTTGTAGGCCCAGATCAGCAGCGCCCACATCGTGATTGGCGTTTTCGCGCTTTCCGCCCTGACCAGCACGGCCACGTCCTTCCACTGTAACAGGGTGTAACACCTTGTGTAACACCCCGATGCACCCCTTATCTCTCTCTATCTCTATGATTTTAAATAGAAATATAGATAAAGATAAGATCAGCTGTTACGCTGTTACAGCTGTTACAGCCCCTTCCTTAATGCGGGCGCGCGCGCCCGCATTAAGGGGGTTCAGATCGACCGTAACACCGTAACAGTTAGACATTTACGCAACGAAATCAAAAGCTTGCCTGTTACACTTAGCTGTTACACACTGTTACACCGTAACAGTTTTTATGGAAATTTATATACTTGGCCGAATGCTTATTGTTACTTCAAAGTGTCAAAATTACTCGATTTAGGTGATTTTATACTTCGTCAGGTCTTGGCAGAAGCCCGATCGGCAGATGCGTCGCGCGCGTCAGCGCGCCTGCCATTCGCACCGCCTTGCTGAAGGGCGTCGCGCCTTCCAGATAGCGGAGCGCGGTCACCCATCGACCATCCGACCACTTGCTGCCCTCGAAGATCCGGGCGAGGCCGACATGCTGGTTGGCAACCAAAAGCCCGCCTCCCTCATCCACCTTCATGAGTTTGAGACCGACACGGGCGAGCAGATCATTGCGCTTGTCCATGATCAACTCCCCGACGCTTGAGCGTTCGCCCTGGTGCCAGCGGTCGAAGGACGAGCTGTAGAGGTGAGTGAGACATTGCTGGCCCTCGCCCTCGTCCTCCGCTTCATCGGCGCTCGCCATCAGGGGCGCGAACAGAGCCAGATCCCGCTCGATCGAGTCCGGATCGGGAATGCTGTCCTGCAGCAGGAGATCGCGGCCGGCCAGGATGGTGGCCAGAGTATCGGCATTGCGACCGGACAGCCCGCCGGCAACCAGCCCAGCCCGATAGAGGTCGAAGGTTTCGAGGAAGCGCGGCCAACCCGCGATCGCACGCATTCTGAGCCCTGGCGCGAGCCGCCGCGCGTCGCGGATTGCAGCCGCAGCCTTCTCAGCCGCATTGGCCGTGCTCTGCCCGCTGGGCGGACGCAGGACGTTGATCACACAGATGCGCGAGCGGTCTTGCGGCTTGAGCGGCGGCGGCAGGATCGCAGCCATCACGGCGCATCCTGTTACCTGGAAGCTTTGCGCCTTGCCGCCGGCCGAGCCGCGCATCACGTTGGCGCCGGCGCCTGAGCTCATCAGACGCAACAGGCGGATAACACCCTCGACCTTGCCCAACGAGCCTTCGTCGCCTTCGGCCTCATCGATCAGCAGTGCCCGTGTCTCGCCGGTAAGCGCATGCCGCAGGCCTGCTTCGGTCGTATCGTTGGTGTACGCCCCCATGCCACCGAGCGCCGCCTCAAGAAAATTCATCAGCCAGGTCTTGCCTGAGCCGCCCTGGGCCGACAGCAGGAGATGCACGCGCCAGGCGGGCGCACCGCCAAGATAAGCGGCGCCCAGAAAACCAAGACCGATATCCGGGCTCAGCGGGTTGTCGTAATGCCAGCGCTTGAGGCCTTCGAGGAGCTTCGCCCCCGCGGATCGCCCCGCCGACGTCTTTGCAGGCCGCTGGCAGCGCGCAGTCGCCGCGTACAAACCGCCATCGATGATCTGGCCCGCATGCTCCCAAGCTAGGCGGCCGCCGCCCTCGGCGATCTCGTGGCAGGCCTCCGCGCTTAGGGTCGCGATGGCATCGCCGACATGGATGACAAGCCTCCCCTGATCGGTGCGCCAGATGCCAGGCCCACGCACGGGCGTATTCGGGTCGAAGATGCCTTCTCGCGCTGCTAGGCGGATCAGCCGCTTTGCGGCCGCCTCATGGCTCCACATGCCCTCTCGCCGGTTTCCCTCCCTGTCATAGGCTGGGCATCGTTCGATCAGCCATTCGTCATCGCCATCGAACAGAGACAGGATCTGGAGGCGCTTGTGGTCCTGATCGCGAAGGCGGCGAACCTCGCCGGATTTGGACAAATAGTAGTAGACCCCCCCATGATGACCGAGCGGGCGCACCGGGCCGGCGCCATGAACGGCAGCCTGGCTCTCACCCGGCTCCTCCGGACCGCCCGTACTAGCGGGCAGTTGGTCTTCATCCGGGGAATAATCTGGACTTGGGGGTTTCGGGGTTCGAGGCGACGCGCTGCGGCGCCCGCCGCCCGTTGACCGCGCCGGCCGGTTCGCCGCCACCTCCCGGATCTCGCGAAGCTTCTGCTCGAGCGCGCCCGTATTCCGCGCACCCGCATCGAGGCCGCGCCGGATCTTCGCATCGCGCTCTTTGGCACCATCGGTCTGCGTGAGACCGCAGGCATCGGCCGCGTCCTGCAGCGCAGCGAACACCTCCCGCTCGCTCAACTCGCCGAGGCTAACGAACGGCGCGATGCCGTAGGCCGTCGCGTTGAGCGTATGGCCGCGCGTGCCAGCGACGGCCTTCGCCACATCGTCGCGGGCGCGATCGAGCGCGGCGCGTGCATATCGCCTGACGGCCTGATCGCCGGCGTTGGCGGGCAGGCGCGCCGGTCGCGGTGCCGATCCGGAGGCCGCTGCGTTCGCTTTCTCCAGGGAGAAATCGCCGCGCTGAAAGATCAGATCGAGCAGTCGCGCCGGGGCCTCAGGGAAAAGCTGCCTCATTGGGGCGGCACCAGCCAGCTATAGGATTTGCCGTCGGACATGGTCGATGGCGGCACGATCACATATCCGCCCTGGCCGCGCCAATCCACCCCGGCGATGCGTTTGGCGCTATTGTGCGGGAGATCGCCGGGCGGATTGCGGAACCAGAGGTGCCATCCGCCGGACTGCGTGACGGAGATTGGGCCATCGGGAAGTGGCCCGACGGCATCGATCAGCCGTTTGCGGACCTCGTCAAGGCATTCCCCGCCGCGTGGGTCGAGATCGATCACGAACAGACCGATTCGAGCTCCGGTCGGCACTCCGATGAGGGCCTTGGGATATTTCGACCACCATTTGCGGATTTGCGTCTCGTCGGTTGTTGCACGCCACAGCCCGCCGGTTTCGGGGATCTTCTCGCCGGCCTCATCCCGATCGGGACCCGACACCAGCGGCGACTTCGCGCGCTTCTTGCGGCCTTTGAGATCGGGCGGGTCTTGCCGCCACTCAGAGGGAAACACCGGCCAGCCGGCCGCTGCATAGGCCAGGGCGGCATCGAGCATTCCATCCCGCCCCAGCTCACCCAGACGACGGATGGCGGCCGTAAGACGCTCTGAAGGGTCAGCTTCGGCCGGCAAGGGGCCGGCGGCAGAAGTATCCCCGATCATATCCCCTTACATCTCCACGGATCGCGTCGAACCTTGCGCCCGCGGCCCGGAGATGCTAGATCATCGGGACCGTGAGCGCGGTTTCATGCGGATGAGTCTACGCACTGAACGCGACACGTCTTGGAAACCACTTCGTTCTACGCGAACAACACACACGCAAAGCCGCGATGAGAGGCCAGTCTCACGCGGTTTTATTCTTGAGCGCCTCGCGCTGCGTCATCACTTTCGGCCGGGAAATCCGCCCGATCGCAGGCATGCCGCGATGGTTGCGGTCCCAGATGAACCAGGCGAATGTTCTGGTGGACGTCGCCTGCGCACCGTCCCAGCCATGCCGGTGCATCATTGGCAGCCGCTCCCGGAACACCAGCAGGCGGGCGAGCCTGCCGCCGTCAATCAGCTCATCGCGGCGCCGGTCACGCTCTCCGCCCTCCAGGAACTGCACCGGCAGCAGCATACACACGAGCGGCACGAGATCGAGCGCCAGGTGGATGAAGGCGTTGGCGATCATGTAAGGCGGGTTGGTGACGATCGCCTGGACCTGGACCGGGGCTTTGCGCTCCATCAGGAAATCGACGCGCGACAGGCTATCGGGGCACCCCCAGTCGTTGAGATCCGTCGCATAGACCTGGTGGCCGGCCTCGCGCAGCACCCGCACGATCGCGCCGGGGCCGCAGGCCGGCTCCCAGACGCAGCGCGGCAGCGGCTGATGGGCGAGAAGGCCATGAACGGCCTCGGGCGGCGTCTCATAGAGATCGAAGCCGCGCTCGCGATGCGGCGAGCGCTTTGCGCCAGTGGCCAGCCCCGTCATGCCGCCTCCTCGAGCGCGCGCGCATCCACGTTGGCGCGCATCGGCATGAGCACCTGCAGCACATCGCCGGTGCCGCCCAGCGTCATCATGATGGGCGAGTCCGCGTCCAGATAGCGGATCTCCACCATCCCGCCGGCGTAGCTCGCCAGCATGGCCGCGAGATAGCGGCAGTTGAAGCCGATCGCGGTCTTTGCGCCGGCGATCTCGACAGCCACGACGCGGTCCCGGCCGGAGCCGACGCCGCTGCGGTCGACCGTGACGGTCAGCGACCCCTTGGGGTCGAACAGCATGATGATGCCGGTGTAATCGGAGCTGCAGAGCGTCGCGACCCGCCCGATCGATTCGGCGAGCGCATCGGCCGCGACATTCACGCGGTGCGGATGCTCCTGTGGAATGACGCGGACGTAATCGGGAAAGACGCCGTCGATCAGCTTGGAGTGCAGCGACGGACCGCCCGGCAGATCGAGCAGGACGGAATGCTGGGCGACGCTCACCATGACAGACTCGCCGCTGTCGGGCAGGAGCTTCAGCATCTCCGCCACCGTGTCGCCCGGCAGGATCACGCCCGGCATGCCCTGAGCGCCGGCGGGAGCGGGGCAGGACTGCAGCGCGAGCACATGGCCGTTGGTCGCCACCGCGCGCAGCCGGGCCGGCTCTTCGGAAGTGCAATGCAGGTAAACGCCCCCGAGATAATACCGGCTCTCATCCTTCGCGATCGCATGGCGCACCCCGGCGAGGAGCAGGCGCAGCCGGTCCGCCTCCAGCTCGAATTGCCAGTTGCCAGGCCCACCGGCGGTGGCGAATTGGGGATAATCGTCTTCTGGCAGCACGCTCAGCTGAAACCGCGACCGGCCGCACACCACGCGCAGCTGCTCGCCCTCGAGGGTCATGGACAGCGGCTTGCCCTCCGGCAGGCGCTTCACGATGCTGTGCAGCAGACGCGCGGGCACACAGATGCGCCCTGCCTCCTTCACCTGCGCCATGAACGGCAAGACGATCTGGCGCTCCATGTCGGTGGCGCGCAGCGTGCCGCCCTCCCGCGCCGCGACGATCGCCAGATGCGTGAGGATCGGGATGTCGCTCTTGGCCGGAGGCAGGCCAGCGACGATGCTGAGCGCCCGGAGCAGCTCGTCCCGCTCGACCGACATGTGCATGGCCCTTTCCCCCCTCTCAGCTCGCAACGCCGCCCGCGACGCGGAGATGCCTGGCGGCCTTTCGTCCCTGATCGGGATGGCGCAGCCGGATGTTCTGGTACCAGATCTTGCCGTCGCTCTTGGCCTTGGCGAGACCGAGGTGATGGGTGAGCACGGTGCCGAACTGGTTGACCGTCATCGGCTCCTCGCCACGGCCTTGTTTCCACTCGGAATAAACGAAATAGAGCGTGGTCGACTGCACGCGCTCATCGGCGCCCCGTTCGGTGCGCTCGGCGAGGAAGACGGTCAGGTCGGCGGTGTCGCGCTTGGCCTTCGGCGTCATGCCGCGCGGGGAGGCTTTCGGAAGGAGCTCCTCCCGTAGATCAGCCCCTGCTGCGGGCGCTTTCGCCGGCGCGGCCATGGCCGGGGCGGCCTCCGCAGGCTGAGGCCTCCGCCCATCGCCAAAAGCGAGACCGATCAGCATCGGGACGACGATGGCGCCAGCCTCGACAATGATCATCACCAGCAGGGCGACGAGCTGCGACCAGCTGCCGATCTGGACGCCGGCGAGAGCCAGCGCAGCCCCCACCGGGCCGACGCCATCCTGCGCCGTGGCGGCCGCGGGGGCCGAACCGCGCCAGGCGGCGATCGCCGGCGCCAGCTCGGCCTCGGCCCGGTCGCGGACGCCGGCGCGGGCGAGCTCGCCGCGCAGCCGGTCGACCTTGGGGCAGATGTTGCGCGTCACCTCGCCATTGATGGCGCCGTTGCAGCCTTCGGCCCTCGGATCGCGCAGCAGCCCGTCGATCTCGGCCTGGATCACGCCGGCGGGCCGCGCCTCGGCGTTCTCGGCGACGGCCCGGCGCAGACTCTCGACGCGCTGCCGGGCCGCCTCGTAATCGACGGCGGCGGTGGCGGCCGCCGCGTCGCGCAGACCCAGATTCTCCGCGGCGAAGCGCTTGGCGGCCTCCAGCTTATAGGCAAGGCAGAGTGCGAAGAACGCCACGAGCAAGACCCGGCCCGCGAGGCCGATCCGCCGCCACAGCAGCGGCATGGCGAGGTCGGCAAACCCCTCCACGGCCACCGCGAAGGCGGCGAAGACGAGGCCCAGCCCGGCCGCCTCGCCGAGGCGATAGCCGAAAGTGACGGTCATGAAGCCCGACACCCCGATGAACAGCGCCGCAATCGCGGCCAGCGGCCAGGCCGCCGCCCGCGCGCGCAGCCGTTCCCAGCTCAGCGTCTTGCCACGGCGCATGCGGCCTCCCGTTTCCGTTGCCTTGCCTCGCCGAGCCGCGTCGCCCCGAAGTGCGGCATCCGCTGCATCAGCGCCTCGATATGCGCGGCATAGGGTGCAAGCACCATCAGCGCGGCGGCGATGCGCAGCTTGCGCCGCACCTCGCGCGGATCGGCATAGCTCACATAGGCGATCAGCTCCGCCGGCACGCCGGCCTTGCTCATCAGCAGCCAGGCCGTCCATTGCCGCGGCACCGACAACAGGCGCGGCGCGCCGCCGCGACGGTGCACGCCGGCGACATTCTCCGCCTGCCACTGCACCACGCAGGCTTCCTGGCAGGCCTCCTCACTGTAAAGCTCCATGCTGCGCCCCCCTCATGGCCGGCCTAAAGCGCCGGCGTAATCCTTCGACCTGCCATAGCTGTCCGGCCCGTCCGGATCGGGCACGGCCAAACGTTCTCCCGGCTTGCGATCCAGCGGCTGCAGGTCGCCCCGGAAGGCCTGCAGCACGATCTCGGTCGCATAGCGCTTCACGCCGTCATCGTCCGTCCATGCGCGGCTGGCGAGCTTGCCCTCGATCCAGACCTTGGCCCCGGTCTTGAGCTGCGCCGCCGCCTCGATCAGCGGCTCCGACCACACCACGACGCGGTGCCATTCGGTGCGCTGATGGCGCTCTCCGGTGACCTTGTCGCGCCAGGATTCGGAGGTCGCGACCGACAGCGCCGCATAGCGCTCCCCGCGCTGGGTGCGCTTGATCTCCGGGGCCTGACCGAGATGGCCGATGAGATGGACCTTGTTGAGCATCGCCTGCAACCTGTGCTGAAAGCGCCGGCCCGGCCCCTCTCTTTCCAGGACGAGAGCCAGGCCGGCGCCGATCGACGCACGCCACGCTGACAACGCGGAGCGGCGGCCAGGAGGCCCCGCCACTCCGGCGGACACGGGAACGCGACAGACGCGACAGACGCAACGCACTCGGGAGATGCGCCGAGGGCGGCTATTGAGGGATAGCCGCCTTGGGGGGGACTCGCCTGAGAGGAAAGGGGGCCTCAGACAAGTGGGACTGGACTCAGCGCATCACCCGAATGCATTCACGCAACAGCATGACCCGCCCACCAAATCCCCGGCGGCAGGCTGGGGGCAAGCCGCCGGGGCGGTGGGGCACTCTTGAGGGCGCCGGTCTTTCCCGGCCGTCACGCCGCTTACCGCGTCGGGTGAGCCTGTCGGGCTCCATTGCTTCCGCGGAAAGAGGCCCCTTCGCCGCGGAGTGGTAGGGCCATCCGGCCCGACAGGCTCACCAGATGCGGCCTCGCCGCCATGCGCATCGACTCGCTGCTCCTCGACACATCTGCTAGACTTGCCCCTATGGCGGAAGAACCCAAAGACTTCGTGCTCGAATACCTGCGGCGGCTCGACGCCAAACTCGACCGCACACTCCAGATCGTCCTCGATCTGCGGGAGCGCGTCGCCGCGCTTGAAACCGAAGTTGCCGCTCTGAAAACGGAGACGGCGGCGCTGCGCGTCGCTATCGTCCGTGTCGACCACAGAATCGACGCAATCGACACACGCCTGCAAC